CGCCACCTGTGGGCATTCATGGACGGAGACGATACCGAGGATCACCTTGGTGCTATCATTTGGAACGCTGTGTGCCTGAGTGAGACGGTGGATTTGATTGATGGCGGTGTGGTATCCCCGGATCTTTACGACATTTAACGCACTATTAGGATCACCATAATGGACGAGTATTCAATATTCCCTGCAATTTCTTCCCAGCTTATAAAGGCTTTGGAAGAAAGGTTTCCACAAAAGGATTTCACTCCGAGTGATACTTGCAGGGATATTGATTACCACTGTGGGGCGCGGAGTGTTATTAGGTTCCTTCATCAAACGTATGATGATCAAAACGAAAATATTCTAAACCAATAAAAACTAAAACGATATGTGCTTCTCATCCCCTAAAATGACGGCGGCTGCTCCACCCCCACAGGCTCCACCTCCACCAACCCCAGTGGCTGAAACAGTCCAAGCTACTTCAATGCCTACTGAGGCCAAGAAGCGTACGGCGGGTATCTCATCGCTTATCATCCGTCGTCCTACGGTTTCTGCTGGTTCCTCTGGGACTGGTGCAAGCATCAACTACTAAACTAATATGGCTACCTTTAACTACTCCCGCACGGTTCTCTTTGCAGAACTCACTGGCGGCGCACTTAATATCGACGTTACTGGTAATGGTAAACCTTCGGGCTTTGCTGTTGCAGGAACATTCTCTGGGGCAACCGTGAAACTCCAGCAACTCATTGGTTCTACTTATGTTGACCTTGGTCCTGAAACAACCCTGACTACCAATGGTGGTGGTTTGTTTGTTACCCCGATTGGTTCGCTTCGTGTTGCAATCTCAGGAGCCTCTGCTGGTTTCTCTGTGACTGTGATCATCAAGCCCATCGAACTATAAGCTACACCTACAATGGCCCGTCATCGAAAGCTCACCCAGAAATTCGCTGGTTTCCCAATTTTTAAAGTTGGAACCAGCGGAGATACTTTTCCAGTTACCTCTCCGTTTACTTTGGAGTTTACTGGATACGGAGACGGCCTTTCCCTTGACCTTCAGTTCGCCGCCGACAAGACCCTTACGGCTCGCAAAGGCCCGACTCCTACGTTCACGCGGGGCTCAACCGCTACGTTTGTTGGAAGCAATGGGTTGATTCAGAGTGCCGCTATTAACGGCCCCCGCTTCGACCACAATCCGGTCACGCTGGCTTGTAAGGGGCTTCTTATTGAGGAGTCACGGACTAACCTAGTATTGCAGAGTGAGAATCACCCATCTGCAACTTGGAATAAAACAGGTGTTACGGTAGCTTCAGCTACCAATACATCGCCAAGCGGAAGCACAACCAGCAACTTAGTCTCAGAAGATTCATCTACTGGCCTCCATCGTATTTCCCAATCTACAACTTACGTCTCGGGAACATCATATTCTATATCTGTATTTTTGAAATATGCAGGACGGCAATTTGTTGCTATTACAAACCCCGGTGTGGCTTCTAATAACATAGCTATATTTGATATCCAGAATGGCACAATTAGCTTAACCCAATCTGGAGTGACAACTTCGATTACTGCTTATCCAAACGGATGGTATCGCTGCGTTGTTAATGGCGTTTCTGCAACAACAGGTGGGGCATCCCACATCATTCAAGGAAGCACCACTGGCGGTAGTCTCACCGGATCATACACCGGACTCAACGGTCCAGCCTTCTACATCTACGGCGCACAAGTAGAAGCAGGCTCCTTCGCCACCAGCTACATCCCGACAACCACAGGTTCCGTGGTCCGCAGTGCGGATGTTTGCGACGTCGTCGGCGCGGATGTTCACCCTAGCGTTGGGACGCTTGTGGTTGAGTTTGACAGGAGATCCACCAATAGCGCACTTTTCAGATCACCGGGAAGAGTCTTGGCATCAGCTTCTGCTACTGGTACGGACTATGCTGGCATCGACCATAATGATACTCAGATTCGCACACCGATAAGAGCAGCTAATGCCACAGTGTCAGCTTTAGCTTTTAATAACACTTCGATTGGGGCTACTAAAACTGCCGTGGCATGGGCAAGCGGTGATTCGGCACACGTTTCTGGGGGCGTGGTAAGAACCAGCACATCAGCAGCAATCGCTTTTACAAATCCGCTTGATACAATTAGTTTTTGCGGAATCTCTCCCAATCCTATTTGCACCACTATCTCAAGCATTCGCTATTACAAGAAACGCCTCCCCAACGCAAAGCTCCAAACCCTCACAGCATGACCGACTACATCTTGAAATTCCCATCGAAAGCCGTAGCTGAACAATTCGGCATCGCCAACGGCTTTGCTGCGGTGGATGAGAACGGTGAGGTGCAGTCATCTCTCGCGTCTCCCACGCACGCACTCCATGTCATTGGCGAACACACTGGTGACGGTCAATACTGGGTGCTTTTCCGTGACCTGGTCGGCATCCCGATTCCCGCAGGCGGCGAGCAGTTCATCTTTTGGGCATCCGACTGGACCGTCATCGACGATGCTGGCAGCGAGATCTCCATCCCACGCCCTGAATTCAACCCTGACGTTCCCAACATTTTTTGGGCATAAGAATTTAACATGACTGCTCAACAAACTTATTCACGACTTGAAGGTCTCCGATATTACTATTTGGATCGCGGGCGAACCTCGTCGAAAATTACGTTGCCCTATGTGCTACCCGAAGAATCCTTTGGTCCACACAGCAGGCTCAACACACCCTTTCAGAGCGTTGGTGCGCGTGGAGTAAATAACCTCGCCAGTAAATTACTGTTAGCACTCCTACCACCCAACGCTCCGTTCTTTCGTCTACAAGCAGACACTGCTGAACTCGCCAAGAATGGAACCCCAGAGGAAGTCCTTAGTGAGATTGAGAATTCCCTTCAGCGCGTTGAAGATCTGGTGATGAGTGAGATCGCTAAAGAGGCGTACCGAGTAGCACTTCATGAGGCACTTAAGCATCTCATCATCGCCGGTAACGCCCTGTTGTATATGCCTGAAGAAGGTGGTCTCCGTGTGTTCAACCTGAATCGCTTTGTCATTGAGCGTGACCCTATGGGTAATGTTCTGACGATTGCCACAAAGGAAACCATCTCACGTAAGGCTCTTGACCCAGAGGTCCACGAACTCCTAGAAACCCACGGTGCTTCCGAGAACGAGGCTATGGAGGGTGATGTCAATCTTTACACAAGCATCCGCCGGGATGACAATATGTGGGAGATTACTCAGGACATCAACGGTGTTGTTCTTCCTAAGTCCGGTGGTAAAATTCCTCTTGATCGTAGTCCTTATATTCCACTTAGGTTCTCTAGAATCGACGGAGAGTCTTACGGTCGCGGATACGTAGAAGAATACCTAGGAGATGTCCAATCACTTGAAGCCCTCACTCAGGCAATCGTTGAAGGTTCTGCTGCTGCTGCCAAAGTTCTGTTTCTTGTGTCTCCTAATGGAACTACAAGGGCGCGTACGTTGGCAGATAGCCCTAATGGGGCCATTGTCCAAGGTAATGCAGCGGACGTTACCACGCTCCAAGTCAACAAGTTCAACGACTTCAAGGTCGCACAGATGACTATGGATGGCATCAGGGATCGCCTTGGTGCTGCCTTCTTGCTTACCTCGGGTGTTGTCCGCAGTGCTGAACGGGTAACCGCTGAGGAGATCCGTATGTTGTCACAGGAACTTGAGAGTTCCCTTGGTGGTCTCTATTCGTTGCTTTCAAATGAACTCCAGCTTCCATTGATCGAGCGATTGATGTTTGTCATGAGTAAGTCCAAGAAGCTCCCTAAGCTTCCTAAGAACCTTGTCAGCCCTGTGATCGTCACGGGTGTTGAAGCCCTTGGTCGCGGTAATGATCTCAACAAGCTTGACCAGTTCCTTGCAGGTGCTGCTCAGGTCGTAGGTCCACAAGCTGTTGCTCAATTTGTGAACGTGCAGGAATACTTTAAGCGTCGTGCGACCGCCCTTGGAATTAAAACCCTTGGGCTTATTAAGACACCCGAGCAGCTTGCTCAAGAGAGTCAACAACAGATGGCATCACAGATGAGTGAGAAACTTGGACCAGCGGGAATTAAAGCCTTGAGTGATCAGTATAAACAAGCTAATAGTCCCGAACAGCAGCAACTTAATGCGGCTCAACAGGAACAATAACAACCAACATAAATGGCTGAACTACATACTACATCAATCAACGAGCCTACTGCCCGTGAACAAATGACCCTTGAGCAACAATCGGTCCTTATGGACGAAGCCAAGGCACAACAACCGAAACAACCACAAGAGGAACCCAATGAGGAGACTCCTGTAACCGACGAGCGTCCCCAGTGGCTCCCTGAGAAGTTTGAATCCCCAGAGGAACTCGCTAAGGCGTATGCCAATCTTGAAAAGGAATATCACCAGAAGAACCGCGAAGAGGAAAAGTCTCAGGTAAAGCTTGAGGCATCCGACGTGCAGTCCCGTGTTGGTGATGCTTTGAATTCCGCAAGTGCTGAGTATGCAGAGCGTGGCGATCTCACTGAGGCATCTTATGCTGCCCTTGAGAAGAACGGTATCTCCCGTGAGCTTGTTAAGACCTACGTCGACGGCTACAAGGCTTCCCAAGAGGCCAACACGAACGCCATCATGAGTGAAGTAGGTGGCAAGGACAACTACGGTGCAATGACCGAGTGGGCTTCTGGTGCGCTTACTGATTCAGAGCTTGCAGCCTTTAACCGTGTTGTTGAATCCAACGATGCTGACACAGCCAAGATGGCCATCAAGGGTCTCTATGCTCGCTTCCTGAGCGATGGTGGTTCCCCCGTGAAACTCATGCAAGGCCAAGTGGCTGGTGGTGGTGTTACTCCGTTTAACTCTAATGCCCAAATGGTGGAAGCCATGAAGGACTCTCGGTATGCTAAAGATCCAGCCTATCGTGCTCAAGTTGAAAAACGAATCTCCATCTCACGTATCTAAAAACTTATGCAAATCGTATCCTATCTCCTAGACAACGCATCGGCAATCATTCAGGCTTTGACTGCTGTGGTTACCGCTTGTTCCCTTATCGCTGCACTTACTCCTACCCCAAAGGACGATGGTGTTGTTAAGTGGGGCTACAAGATCATTGATCTGTTGGCTCTCAATGTCGGTAAGGCTAAGGATAAATAAACCTCTTTCTCTTTGTTTGTGTTATGGTGTTTGCAAGTCTCCTAGTAAAGGTATTGTGTGTTTTCCCTAAGCTAGGGGACTTGCTTTTCCGTGTGTACCATGAGTATGAAGAAGAACTTCTACGTCGCGCTTACAATAAGCATTCTGAGTCTATCGATGACTGGATGCGTACCGACGATAAAACAAAGTAAGATTCCAGTGTTCCTAGAGCGTCTCAAGAACGAGAGCTTCACAAAGGAACAAAAGGTAATCGTAGGTGATCTACTTCACTACGTTAATGACCTAGAAACCAAAGAGTAATTTCTTTCAGGCTGCTTTTGGCTCCACGCTTGGCCCGTCGTGGAATGCTTCGGCCGAAACGACTAGGATTCCAAATCCAAAATCGACTTAACGGGCCGCCACTTTTGTGATGGTTACTTCAATAAGAACCCTGAGCTTTCTCAGGAAATGTAGGTCTCACTCCTACACCGTCACACCCCCCTTTCTCATCCACTAATGGATGGAAATCGTCCATAAAAAATAAAAAGGACGACGATCATAATCTACCTAAAGTAAGGACTAGGCCTAGTACGCTGGACAACCTATTGATCCTCTTTAAGACAAGAAAAGATAGTCGAACAATAAAAACACGGACATCGCTTGTTAAAACTAAAAACTAAAAACTAGAATAAGTATATGGCTAATGGTGCTACTACCCCGTCCAACCTTGGACAAATTAACGGTGCAGGTGATCGTGACGCTCTGTTCCTCAAAGTGTTCTCTGGAGAAATCCTGACCACCTTTGAAGAACTCAACGTGATGAAGGATCTGCACATGGTGCGGACGATTCAAAGCGGCAAGTCTGCTCAGTTCCCTGTGACTGGTATCGCAACTGCTAAATATCACACTCCCGGTCAAAACATCGCTGATGCGGATGCTGGCTATCTGAGTGGTATTAAGCACGCAGAAAAGGTCATCACCATCGATGACCTGTTGGTTGCTTCGACCTTCATTGCGAATGTTGACGAACTCAAGAACCACTACGATGTCCGCAGCATTTACGCTAAGGAACTCGGCAAGGCTCTTGCAAAGCGTTTCGACATTGCAACCATGAAGACCCTTGTGGCTGCTGCGTTGACTTCCACCCCTACGATCACTGGCGGCTACGCTGGAACCAACCTCACCTCGAAACTCAGCGCAACCCCGCTGGCTTCTGAGATCGTTGATGCCCTCATGCTGGCTGCTCAAAGCTTGGACGAAAAGGATGTCCCAGAGGACGAGCGTTTCGCCATCCTTAAGCCTCGTGACTATTACACGCTGCTTGGTTCGGATGAGACCGTTATGAGCAGCGACTACAGCGGTTCTGGTAATGTTGCTACTGGCAAGATCCCAACCATCGCTGGTATCCGCCTCTTCAAGTCGAACCACTTGGCTACTGTTACTGTTGCTGCTGCTTCGGCTGATGCTGACGATGCGAATGCCAAGAACGATGTCTTCGGTGCTTCTGGTATCGGCTACAACGCTACTGACATTTCGGCAATCGAGATGATTGTTGCTCACCCAAGTGCTATCGGCACGGTGAAGCTCCTTGATCTTGCTACCGAATCCGAGTATCAAATCGAGCGTCAAGGAACGCTGTTTGTTGCTAAGTACGCTATGGGCCATGGTGTCCTGCGTCCTGAAGCTTCTGTCACGATTGGTTAATCGCTAATCCCACTTGGCCCCCTTTAGTTCGTAAGTTCTAAAGGGGGCTTTCCTTTTGTTTGGGATTTACACTGTAGATCAAGGCGCACTTGACCTATGCTGTAAGTTCTATACAACTATACTTAAAATCACATATACATGGCTACACTTACATCAAAACTAGAGGCAGTTAATACGATGCTTGGTTATATCGGAGAGGCTCCTATTAACAGCATTGCAACTGCTACAGCCCTTCCGCTTTCGGCAGCGTTGGCGAAGAACATCCTTGATGAAGTGAGCCGTGAAATCCAATCGGATGGTTGGCAGTTTAACACCATCGAGAACTTCAAGCTCGCCCAAGGAACCCCTGCTGGAACCTTTCAAGTCCCTGCAAATACCCTTCAAGTGGACGCAGTGGATCGCTCCTATGACATCGTTCAGCGTGGCTTGAACATCTGGGATCGCACTAAAAACACTGCGACGTTCACGGTGGACACACTCACGGTAAACATGACTTTCCTTTTGGACTGGGAGGATCTTCCAGAACAAGCAAGACGCTACATCACCATTAAGGCTGGACGGGTATTTCAAGGGAGACTTGTGGGATCTAGGGAACTTGAGAGCCTTATCATGCGTGATGAGATGATGGCCAAGGCTCGCCTAGAGGAGACCGATGGGCGCAACTCTGATATTACTATCTTTGACAACTACGATGTTGCCAGCCGTGTTGGTATTAATCGCAGCGGAGATATTTCTTAAATCTTATGGCAAACATTACAACATCCGTATCCAACTTGGTCGGAGGAGTTTCTCAGCAGTCACCTAAAGTCCGCTTTGTGGGCCAGTGCGAGGAGCAGATAAACGCCCTGAGTTCCATCAGTGACGGCCTAAAGAAACGCCAGTGTACCCGTGTGATCTCCGACATCTACGAGAGCGTGATCAACCCTACGGACTTGGTTCACTTTATTAACCGCTCGGAAACTGAGCGATACGCTGTTGTTCTTAACGACTCGGTCGCACGGGCCTTTAATCTTGTCACAGGTAACGAGGCAACCATCAACGGCCTTACGGGCGGCACACCGCTTCCTGATTACCTTAAGACGGCCTATGCTCGCAAGACGATTAAGCCGATGGCGTTGGCAGATACCACCTTCTTGTTGAACACTGAGGTAACCACAGCGATGACCACGGATCTCTCTGAGAACTTGGATGAATCAAAGGCTTTGGTGTTTATCAAGCAGGGGGATTACCAGAAGAAGTATGAGTTGATCTTCAATGCTTACGATGCTGAAACGGGATCAACACGGGCTGTTGTGCAGTTGATGTGGGCTGCCGAGAATACAGGTGCTGGTTACTATTATTATGTAAATGGTGTGACTGTTTTAGACGCAGGCAACGGGTATTCCTCACAGTATCCCCCTACGCTTGACTTAGCTAAAACAGGTATAGTCGATATCTATAACGCAGCTATTTTTAAGGTAAACATTAACGACGCTACTGGTAAAATCACAACTGTTGATGTGTTAGAGCCAGGTGCTTATAGTAGTACCAATATGTCTCCAAGCGTAAGCTATCCTTACGATAGTGCTGATGAAGTTGTAATTTCTTACACGTCGCTCGGATCTACAAGCGCAGCCAATGCTGACACGTCTGTTATCATGTCAGGAATTAACTCGGCTATCAGTATTAATACTGCTCTAAACGCAGCCTATACCCGTACGATAAACGGCGGCTCTCTGATTCTTGATAAGAACGGTGGTGAGACCTTTTATCTTACAAGCCGTGATGGTCTGGCAAACACTGCGATTGGGATCGTCTTTAAAACCGTAGACGATATTTCGGATTTACCTAAGAAAGCACCTGTTAATTTTGCTGTATCCGTTCGCGGTTCTCTAGATAGCAAGGAAGACGACTACTACGTCAAATTCAAGACCAACGACAATGGTTTCTTTGGCGATGGCGGGTGGATCGAGTCGGTGGGTTATGG